CTAGAGCGGCGTGACACCGCCCGACAAAAGGCAGAGCACGATGAAATCCCCTCGCTTCGCGTGAGAACCACGCCCTCCACACGGCTGAGCAAGCGAATGTCCGGATTTCCTGCAGCCGCGCTCGAACACGCCGGACGCACCTTCCAGTAACACCCGCTTCCAGCTGTGGATCATCGTAGGGGGAATCCCGAACCGGCTCGCCAGTTCGGCAACCGTCTGCTCACCCTGCAGCGCTTCAAGCGCCACCTTCGCCTTGCACTCGGGCGCGTGGTGCTTGCGGCTCGACATCTGCTGGTCTCTTCCTCGTCGAAGATCAGCAGATAGCAATTCGTACCCCAGGTCAGTGTCCGGATTTCGCGGGGGGGTAGCTCATCGGACACCCCATTCTGGATTTCCGCTTCTTTCACAAAAGTTTATGAGGATAAGTGGTAGCCCGTAGGGTTGTCGCAGTTTCCAGCAAAAACAAGCCTGTAACCTATCCAACCGGCGCGAATACCACCATTGAAAACAAAGCGGAAAAGCCCGCTTTGTCCAACGCCAAATCCCGCCCCAATCGTGGCAAATTCATGAAGCCCGCGCACAAGCGCATGGCCCGGATTTTGGGCTATGCGTTGACGCTGGGCGACCATCAGGGCTGGGAAGCGTTCAGCGCCCTGGCGCAGGCGCGCATGACGGATCAGGAGCGCGCGGCCCTCGCCTGGGCGGCGCTGAAATCCCTCGACCCGGATCAGGCCGAAATGACGGCGGCGGCGGTTCTGGGATCAGCCGATGCGCCCTTGCCCCCGTTCCTGGGCGGCATGGAGGAAGCCCGGTCCTGGGCCTCTTACGCCAACCGCTCCGAACTCAAGGCATACGCCCTCGCCACCTATGAGGCCCTTGGACCGAGCGATCAGGCGGCGTTTCACCGACACATCAACGAAAGGAAGGTGGCGGCATGAAGATGCTTGTGCACCGGACCGTGGATAGCGCGGAACTGCCCTTTGTTCTCGATAACGTGAAGCTGCATCTGCGCGTGTCCGACGACGCGGAAGATGGCGCGATCCAGAACATGGCGCTGACGGCGGCGGCGGAGATCGAGCAATTCGCCCAGATCGCCCTGCTGCATCAGACGATCCGCGTCACGGTCTTTGACCCGACCCCGAACGAATATGCGTTCAACCTGCCTGTCGGGCCGGTGGCCGACGACGCTCCCCCGACCGTCACACTCGACGGCGAGGCGTTCACCGCCTTCGATTTCGTGGGCGGCAAGCGGCCCTATATCCGCTGGCTGGCCGATTATCACGATCTAACCCCCGACCGGATGACAATCGAGTATCAGGCCGGGTTCGGGGCGGATGCATCCGCCATACCTGCGGACCTCGCCCAGGCGCTCATGGATCAGGCCGCGCTGCACTATGACGGCCGGTCCCCGATGGACGCCAAGAGCCTCACCACATCGCCGCATATGGCCCGCGTGGGCGCGCGTTATCGGGGGGCGAAGGTATGACCGAGGCGGAGCTTGACGAAATCCTGACAGTGCATTGGCCCCGCGTCCTGCGGCGCGCGATGGCCGATGGCAGCGACGACTGGGCCAAGGGCTTTGCCAAGAGCATCGCCCGTCACGGCAAGCGGCCCGGATGGCGGCCCACGGTCAAGCAAGCGCAGATCATGCGGCGGATGGTGTCCGAGCTGGGCACCGCGCCCGAGGAACAAATGGAACTGATCGAGAGGTGAGAAGCGGCGACCCTGCGCGCCACCCCAGACGCAGGGCCGATGTGGTGGAACGGGTTAGCAACGGTGGCTCCACATCGGAAAGCTTACCACGGGCGGGATCAAAGGCAAGGGCAGTCCGCAAGGTTGAGGCCCGATCCCCGGCACCGCGCTCATGGTGTCGCAAGCAGCAACCGACCGACCGGCAGGAGCGCATGACCGGACGGGCCCAAAGCGATGGACCGGCTCCGTTGAGCAGGGATCACACGCAGAGGGCATAGGGACTGCCACGGCCGCGCGCTGTGGGCAGTCGTCCTATGCCCTTCGCTCCGAACCTCACCATTGAGCAGGTGGGGATAGACCAAAGGTTGAGAGAGTAGAGATGAACGAGGCGACGAAGAAAAAAAGGGCATGGCGCAAGGCGGATGGATCGAAGCTCGATCCTCGCCCGACCGTCGAGCGCGCGCCTGTTCCCCAGCCTGATCTGTTCTCGACTGGTCCCAATGCCGCGACTTTGGTCAGCGCGCGGGACCGTTGTTGGGAGTTGTCAATTTTCGCGCCCGGCGGAGAATTGGAATCAGCGGCCCCCGCCGAAAGAGCTATGCAATTCATGCAAGGGCTTGCCATTCCCGAGGGGCCGAATGCGGGCCAGCCAGTCCGGCTCGCCCCCTTTCAAAGCCAGTTCATCGAGGGCGCGCTGGCCCCGGACATTGCCGCCGCTGTTCTCAGCATCGGGCGCGGCAACGGCAAATCTGCGATCACGGCGGGGCTGGGCCTGGGCGGTTTGATCGGCATCTGGGATCGCCAACCCCGGCGCGAGATCGTCGCCGCCGCCCGGACCCGCGACCAGGGGCGGATCATCTGGGATTTCGTGGCCGGGTTCGCCGCTTCATTGCCGCTTGAGATACAACGCCGCCTGATCTATCGCCGCGCCCCGCGCCTGGAAATCGAATTTGAGGGCGACGGCGGCGGGCACGTCCTGCGGGTGATCGCGGCGGATGGCAAGTCGGCTCCGGGCGGCGCGCCCACCATGGCGATTCTGGACGAGCGCGGGCATTGGGCGCTGGATCGCGGCGACGAGCTGGAACATGCGCTGTTGTCCGGTCTGGGCAAGCGCGGCGGGCGCGCCTTCCTGATCAGCACATCGGCCAGCGACGATGCGCATCCCTTTTCACGCTGGATCGACGACCCGTCCCCCGGATCCTACATCCAGGAGCATCGCCCGGCCCCCGGCCTGCCCGCCGACGACCCTGAAAGCCTGCTGATCGCCAACCCCGGCGCGCCGCATGGCATCGGGTCTTCGCTGGAATGGCTCGAAGCCCAGGCGAAACGCGCGATTGCGCGGGGCGGATCGAGCCTCACAAGCTTTCGGCTCTACAACCGCAATGAGCGGGTTTCCGGTGAAAGCCGGGATCTTCTGATCACCCTCGATGAATGGCTGGCCTGCGAAACCGCGACCCTTCCACCGCGCCAGGGCGGCGTTGTGATCGGGATCGACTTGGGCGGATCGGCCAGCATGACGGCGGCGGCGTTCTACTGGCCCGAAACCGGGCGTCTCGAAGCGGTGGGCACCTTCCCGTCCATGCCGTCGCTGCTGGATCGGGGGCAATCGGACGGCGTGCAAGGGCGCTATGTCGAGATGCAGGAGCGCGGCGAGCTGACCGTTCTGGGTGACAAGACGGTGCCCGTGGCACCATGGCTGACCCAGGTGATGCGCCATGTCGAGGGTGAGCACGTCACCGCGATCACCATGGACCGTTACAAACAGGCCGAGCTGGGCGAGGCGATCACGCGGGCGGGCATCCGCGCGCCGCTGGTCTGGCGCGGCCAGGGCTTCCGTGACGGTGGCGAGGATGCGGAACGGCTGCGCCGGGCCGTGTTTGACGGGCAAGTGAAGGTCAGGCCGTCGCTTCTGTTGCGATCCGCCTTCGCGGACACGGTGTGCCTGCGCGATCCGGCCAACAACATCAAGATTGCCAAGGCCCGCTCGACGGGTCGGATAGACGCGGCGGCGGCAACCGTCCTGGCGGTGGCCCAGGGCGCGCGGATCGCGGCGCAGCCCAAGACGAAAGCGAGGATGGCATGGTTTTGAACGCTGGAAAGCTGGACAGACGGGTGCAATTCCGCCGGTTCGTTCTGGTCGATGACGGCTTCGGCCAGGTCGAGGAATGGCAGGATCACGGTTCACCCGTCGCAGCCGCGAAACGCGACATCAGCGATGCAGAGCGGTGGAGCGCGGGGCAGGTGCAAGCCACGATTTCAACGCGCTTCACTGTCCGATGGAGCGATTTCACAGCCGACATTGACCCGAAAGACCGGCTGATCTTCGAAGGTCGGGAATTTGAGATCGTTGGCGTCAAGGAAACGCCGGATCGCCGCCGCCGGATGCTGGAACTCACCTGTTCCGCGAGGGCGGATCAATGAGCATCCGCAAAGAACATCACCGCTATTCCGCGAAAGTGACCCGCACGAAACGCTGGAAAGCGCTGCGGGCGGAAATCCTCGAACGCGACCGCTACCGCTGCAAATCCTGCGGCTGCGGCGGGCGGCTGGAGGTGGATCATATCAAGCCGGTCAGGACGCACCCGGAACTGTCCTATGACCCCGGCAACCTTCAGGCGCTTTGCCCCGGTTGCCACACGAGAAAGACCCGGATCGAGTGCGGGCACCCCCCGCCCCGAGAGGACCGCCAGAACTGGCGGCAAGCCGTCGAGTCGCTTGCGCGGCCCGGCAACAACCCTGTTGAGCAGAAAGGATAAACCATGCTCGATTCAGTGAAGATCGCACGGCGGCAAAGCGAAATCCGCCAGAACCTCGCCGAACTGGCGGGCAAGGAAACCCCGACCGAGGATGAAGTGCGCAGCATGGAATCGCTCGATCTGGAGTATCGCCAGAACGAAACCCGCTATCGCGCGGCCCTGATCGCGGAAGATACCGAACGCCGGGACGCGGGCAGCGAGTTGGAAACCCGCTCATCCCAGGAATGGGCCGAGATGATGGCCGGTTTCGAGATGCGCCAGGTCGCGCTGGCCCTCGATGAGGGGAGGCAACTGGACGGCCAGACCGCTGAGATCGTGCAGGAGCTGCGCAGCGCGGGCGGCTTCCGGGGCATCCCGGTGCCGTGGCAGGCGCTTGAGCAACGCGCGGGCGAGACGATCAGCACCGGCACCCCTGATCCGATCAGCACCCGCCCGATCATCGACCGGTTGTTTCCCGACAGCATGGCCAGCGCCATGGGCGGGCAGATGATCGCAATCGACCACGGTGCAGCGGAATGGCCGGTGGTCACGTCGAGCGTGACGGCGGGCTGGCAGGACGGCGAGACGGCGAACGTGGCCGGCCCGAGCGCCTATGAAACCGCCGACCGGGCGATGAAGCCGGATCATACCCTGGGCATTCAGATGAAGATCACCCGGCGCAGCCTGAAACAATCCGGGTCGGCCCTGGAGCAGGCGGTGCGGCGCGACATGGCCGGGGCCATGGGGCAGGCGATTGACGGGGCGGTTTTCAACGGCACCGGGGCCGATGGCCAACCCCTTGGCGTCATCGCCGGGGCATCGACCTACGGTATTACCGAAACCGCGGTGAACGAAACGGCAGATTATGCCGCGATCCGCGCGGCTGTGGCGGCCTTCATGGTGGCCAATGCGGCCAGCGGCCCCGGCGCGATCCGGGCGATGATCCGCCCCGAGCTGTGGTCTTTCCTCGATGATGCGCTGATCAGCGGCACGGCGGTTTCCGAATGGGACCGGCTGACAAGGCAGATGACCAACATCAACACCACGTCCAACGGGCTGGAGGCACCCAGCGGCACCCCCGAGGCCACCACGGCGCTGTTGACGACTTCGAGCGGCGGCGTCGCCCCGTTCTTTGTCGGCGCATGGGGGGCGGTGGACATGATCCGCGATCCGTTCTCCGATGCACAATCGGGCGGCTTGCGGATCACGGCCCTGGCCACGCTTGACGTGACGGTTGCGCGGCCCGTGCAACTGCGTGTCCTGACCGGGCTGGAGCTGGCCTGATGCTCTGGGGGGCGTCACTCGGCGCGCTGGAGCTTCGCGAGGATGGCGGCACAACCCGCCTTCGAGCGACGTTCCCCTATGGCGCGGAAACCGAACTGGCACCGGGGCGGCGAGAAACCTTCGCCCCGCGTGCCTTCGCAACCCGGATCGAGACAGGCGAGGATATTCACCTTCTGGCCGGGCACGACTACAACCGCCCGCTGGCCAGCCGCGCGGCGGGCAGCCTGACCCTGAGCGAAAGCGAGACCGCGCTGGAACTCGAAGCGAGGATCGACACCGGCACGAGCTGGGCGGCGGACTTCCTCGCCGCGCATCGCGCCGGGCTGATCCGGGGCCTGTCACCGGGTTTCCAGGTTCTGCCCGATGGTGAGCGGATCGAGCGGCAGGGCAGCGACTACCTGCGCACCGTAACCCGCGCGGCGCTGTTCGAGCTTTCGGCGGTGACGCGCCCGGCCTACCCGGCGGCGCAGATCGAGGCGCGGAACTGGCAACCCATTGGCGAGGTGGCAAAGCGCCTGACGCACCGCCCCGCCGCGATCCGGTGGAGGTGATAATGCTGGGATGGCTCAAGAACAAGCTGCGGCCGATCGAGGCCCGATCGAGCGGGTCGGGATATACCGCCCAGGTCGTGGCGGCGCGGGAAAGCTTTATCAGCGGACGGCGTGGCGTGGCCGAACTCACGGCAACGGTGCAAAGCTGCGTCTCGCTCTGGGAAGGCGGCTTTGCCATGGCGGACGTGGCAGGCACCGACCTACTGACCCGCCAGACCATGGCGATGATCGCCCGTGCCGCCGCCTTGAACGGCGATGCGGTGTTCCTGATCACGGAATCGGGCCTTGTGCCCGCCACGGATTGGGAATTGACCACCCGCGACGGACGGCCCCGCGCCTATCGTCTCAGCATCCCCGAGGCAGGCGGCGGACGCACCGTCACGGCCCTTGCCGCCGAGGTGCTGCACCTGCGGATCGGCACGGACAACCTGACACCGTGGATCGGCACCGCGCCGCTGCGCCGGTCGAGCCTCACCGGGGGGATGCTTCACGCGGTGGAATCGGCCCTGCGTGAGACCTTCGAGAATGCCCCGCTGGGCAGTCAGATCGTGCCCCTTCCCGATAGCGGGTCCGAGGACATGGAGAACATGCGCCACGCCTTCCGGGGGCGGCGCGGTTCAACCCTTGTGGTCGAGGGCGCGGCCCAGGCCGTGGCGGCGGGGATGCATCCCCTGGCCGACAAGAAGCCCGATCAGCTTTCCCCGGACCTGTCAAAGAGCATGACCGCCGAGACGCTGGCAGCGGCGCGCGAGGGCATCATGGGGGCCTATGGCGTGTTGCCCAGCCTGTTGAACCGTTCGGCCACAGGGCCGGTGGTGCGCGAGGCGCAGCGGCAACTGGCGATCTGGACCCTGCAACCCATCGCGGCCCTGCTGGCCGAGGAAGCATCCGCCAAGCTGGGCGCGCTGGTCGAGATCGACACTATCCGCCCCCTGCAAGCCTTCGACGCGGGCGGGCGCGCCCGTGCCCTGTCCGCGATCATCAAGACGATGGCCGAGGCGAAAGAGGCGGGCATTCCCCCCGGCGACGTGTCCGGGGCGATGCGCATGGTCGATTGGGAGAGATAAGGCAGGGCGCGCCTGCGGGTTTGGTTTCATCCCCCAAAGCGCCCCCGTCAGTCGGTGAGTGGGAAAACCCCGACAGCGCGCGGCCGGGTTCTGCTGACTTCCTACCGGCGTGGCGCGCATCGACTGTTATTCCTTCGAGGAACTTGCCTCGATAACAGTGCGCAAGACCTTCATTTCTGAAATCAGATCGCTCTGCCGGGAGCTTAGCGTTTCCATGAGATCACACTGAACGTTTATGCTGTGTGTCAGCGCTTTGATCGATTCTGTTAGTTCTTGAATGGTCTCTTTATCCATTTCATTCCCTTTTTGCTAAGCGGACGCCTGGCCCCCCGCCATTCTCTTCGATGAACTCGACCCCCGCATCTTCGAGAGCGGTGCGAATCGCTGCGATGGTGTCGGCGGCAACCATTGAAACATCGGTTTCGGCCCGCCTGACCGTCTTGTCAGTCCTGCCGGTGACCCTAGCAATATCCGCCTGCGATACACCTACCATGGCCCGCGCGGCTCGAATTTGTGCTGACGTGATCATGCTCTATTGTCCGGTATCGGACATTATGTTATGTCCTGTTTCAGACATTAACCCAAAACAGGAGACCCTGACAATGACCAATGACCGCGCCCGCGCGAATGAGGAAGATCAGCCCGCCGCAACCAACCTGCAAAAATACCTGGATGACCTACAAGATCGCGCAGCTTGCTTAGCTAGCATCGTGAGTGCGGTTGATCACCTTGAGAACGTGCCGGGCTATGAAGGCTTGCGGATCGACCTGACAATCGCGGCCAGGGAAATGGCAACCTACATGAACCACCATCTTGATCTGGTGAACCGCCCCCAAGAGGTGCAGGCATGAAACAGAAATGCCATGAGCCTGACCTTGAGGATGACCTCGCCGAGCTTCACGCGCTATCCTTTGCAATCGAGACATGTGCCGATGTGTGCATCGGGCTTCTAAGCCCAGACACCGCCCGCGAGGCCCTGCCTACGCTGGTCCGGCTCCAACAGGACACAATTGAGCGGGTGCGCGACCGGATCGAGAGGTTGGGGAAAGTTAGCTAGATCAGACGCGTCGTATTCGCGCGTCAAACAGATAGGGTTGACCTCTCATTATTCGTGAGTTATGCAGATAGCATGAAAGCCGCTGCCTTTAATAAGCTCATTGCAGAAGCATACACGACGCCTGAGAAAACGGTGATCGTGTATGCGCGGCTGCTGAAAGAGGCTGGACTTATCACGACAGGGGCGCGAGGCCGCAATGCCCCCGAGATGACGCCTCTGGACGCGGCCCGCTTGACCCTTGCTATACTGACCACCGAAAGCCCGTCGCAATGCGTCGAGCGTGTCAAGCGGTTCGGCAAAATCAAGTATTCCCCGAACTTCAAGAAAGCCTACCGGGGCTATGAGACGATCCAGCCGGATCACTTCGCAAGCCTGTTCAAGGGCGAAACCTTGGAAGAGGTGCTGGCCTACATGTTCGGTCTGCCCGCGACAGTCGGTATCGAAGAGAGCTGCCGGTGGTTCGAGAATAATGTGTTTCACCTGCGCGTTTCGGATTTCGATGTTCTGGCCGAGCTGTTCCAATGGAAGATGGAAGGCCCTGAAATCGTCGGCGAGCTGATGGTGCCGTTCAAGGGTGAGGAGATGGTGCACACGGATGGAGGCTTTCAACACGTTGAAAGCTTCACCCCGATCAAAGGCGGCGTCCGCACCGAACGGTCCATCTCTGGCATAAGCTTCTTGGAGATCGGACTCGGGCTGTTGCCCGATGAAGAAAAGGCGGGGGGTGCATAGTGATGGCAGCCCGTCCAGCCCTTGTCTCGCAAGCCGAAATCAAGCGCACTTTGCAAGCGGCTCTGTCCGCCGGCCTGCGTATCGGTCGGGTCGAGGTGGATCATGCCACGGGCCGCGTTGTCGTGTTTCCCGAGGGCGCGACGGCACAGGTCGCTGGCCCCGATCCTGATGAGCTGCTGAAATGACGCGGCGCAAGAACCCATATCCCGGTGTTCGCAAGAACGTGGTTAAGGGACGCATCTACTGAAAGTTGAGCGCGGCGACTTTCGAACCAACATCCCCGGCCCCTACGGATCGCCCGAGTTTCTGGCAGCGTATGAGGCCGCGCTTGCCGGTTCCAAGGCTTCCAACACATCGACCGCCCTTCCTGGCACGCTTGCATGGCTGATCGAGCAATACTTGCGCAGCCTGCGGTTTCAGAATCTTTCCGACAGTCGCAAGCGGACGATTCGGCTTGAACTGGACTGGCTTCGCAAAGAGGCGGGGAAATATCAATTTGAGCGCCTGGAAGTCCGGCACGTCGAAGCCCTCATGTCGAAAAAGAAGGGTCCGACCGCCGCGAACACGGTTAAGAAAAACCTGTCCATGCTGTTCAACTTCGCGGCCAAGAAGCTCAACTATACCGGCCCGAACCCAGCGCGCCACGCCGAACGGATGAAAACGAACCCGGACGGCTTCCACACATGGACCGACGCCGAGGTGAATCGCTTTCTTGAGCGGCATGGGCCGGGCACCAAGGCGCGCTTGGTCATGCTGCTGGCGCTGAATACCGGCATGGCCCGACAAGACCTCGTTCGCGTCGGTCGCCAGCACGTCAAGGCGGGCCGCATCGCCTATCGCAGGCACAAGACCGCTGTTGCGGCTGACATGCCGATCTTGCCTGAGCTGGCCGAGGAGCTACGCCACGTTCCGCAAGACAGGATGCTGTTTGTCACCCAGGACAAGAGCGACAAGCCCTATGCCGTCGCATCGCTGGGCAACTGGTTCCGGGACAGGTGCGCCGAGGCCGGTGTTCCCGGATCGCTGCACGGCCTGCGGAAAGCGGGGGCCACCCGACTTGCGGACGCCGGGGCGACGGAATGGGAAATCGCTTCTTACCTTGCTCATTCCGACACGACACAGGCAGCGGTTTACACCAAAAAGGCCAATCGGGCGCGCCTTGCAGACAGCGGATTTGCGAAGCTGAGTGCGGGAAAAGTGTCCAACCTATCCGACAAGTTGGACAGGAAGGAAGGAAAAGCCGATGAATAA